GTAAAGTTCACAAGAACGGCCCTTAAGGTTGAGAATGGCAAGCCCACTATGTTCACCGAATCCATTGCCACACAGTTTAAGGGCAAAATGACGGTTGAACAGGCAACCGAAAAGCTCAACAAGGCAAATCAGGGCTGCGTTATCATCGTAGAAAGCTGCGAGTACATCGAGGAATTGCGCGGTATGCTGGTTAGCGACTTCCTGAAATACAGTGTCCCGGTGCAGCGTCCCGCAAGTCAGAATAAAGAAAGCGGTGAGGGCTAATGCCCTCTCCTGCTTGATAATTTTAATAAAGGAGAATAAACATGAGAGTTACCAAAGAATATATCGCAAGCGCCCACGCTAAGGGCTGTTATGTAGACCGTTCAGACGGCACTATTTACCCCGCTGTACCCCGCGCTGAATTCTTAAATGCTGTTAATGAGCTAACCATCACCCGTCAGGATAAGCTTAATTATTGCAATGCTAAAATTTGTTATTGCTATTACAGTGAGTTCTTTAAGTGCAACCCCATCCTGCTCCTTAGCTATGGTACATTTGTAGCCGCCTATATCCCCATCACCGACCGCCTATTTGTATTCGGCTATTATAGCCCCACCGCATCCCAACACCTTGCAAAGTTCAGAGTATGGCTAAGGAATCACTATTACAGAGTTCTTAACTTCCCCATCTATCGGAGAGTTAGGGATAAGAAAGGTTCCCATATTGAGTACGAGCCATTCATCCCATTTGTGAGCAAATAAAGGAGGTTAATCAAATGCTATACGACACCATTATCCCGGCCATTGGTTTTCTTGTTTTAGTTTTTGCAGCATATGCGTATGGGAGAAAATTATGATTAACTTTAACTATCTCCGGTGGTGCATTGAAAACATGAAAAGAGGGGTTTATTCCCCTCTTTCTGTTGAGAAAATCCTTGCTAAAACCCACCACCTATACACCAAAGGCAACCTTACCGTTAAAGAATATCGTTGGCTGCTGATGGAATGTGAATCTTTTCTTAGGAGTGATTAAATGAAATACTTTGTAGAATCTTATAAATGCTATTCTGATGATGACACACTATTTATTGGATTTACATTGAGAGCAAAACGCATTTTCCCATTCAACGACAAACAGAAAGCATTTAGATTTGCTGTATGTCAAGCTGCCATGAAAGGGTTGGCGCTGGTTACTGACTCTAACCATAATAGAATTTGCGCACTAAATACCACCGAAAGTTATGTGTTTTATTGGTTTAACTATGATTCAGGCCGCCTATTGATTAAAGATATAAGGAGCGATTAACAATGATTATATCAACAGATATAAAACCCTGTACCCTGTGTAACTTCTCATTTAACGATTGCTACCCTGAATACAACCTTGAGGGAATGGCATATTGCAAATATTGCAGAGTTGGCACAGTACCGTTTGCATGGACACAGGTTAAAGAGTGTAACCCGCTCTCCTGTATTCGTAAAGACTGTAATCATGCATAAGGAGGTGAGATTATGACTGTATGCTCCATGAAGTCCAATAAAGGATTTGTCCTTGGTTACAAGTTCGGATTTAACGGCAGACTTAACGCCAAGCAGGTTAATGTTGACAGTGACGGTTCCGGGTTCTTCATTTACTCTATCGGTTTTTCCGAGTTCGTTCCTGCAAGGAAAATGAACCGTTATTCTTTCATTGAATCGCTTGAAACAGGCCACAGAATGTATAACATTAAAGGCAGTTGGGTAGGTGGTGATTGATGGCACTCTTTCACAACACCATATTCTTAACCCTGCTTGTCTGCACAGGATTCGCCACCATCGCACTATTCATTTGGGCCTTAATCCTTAAAGTGATAACCCACCTGATGAGCCGTAAACGGCGAAACGGAGAGGATTAAACCTCTCTGTCGTGGGATTAACCAACAGCATATTACAACAAACTTTAATTAACAAAGGAGATTATTTCAAATGGCTATGATTACCCGCACTATCGTTAAGGACACCACCATCACTTTCCGCACCGTCGAGGAGTTCCTTTCCGTGGCTCACATGATTGAGAAGTAAGTTCACCCATTAACATCATTTAATTAAAGGAGATTATCACATGAATAACACCGTACTGACCGACATTAACAATGCTGAATCCTACTGCTCCATTAAGGGCGATAGCCGTGAAGCTCTTGTGGCTATGTATAACGCCATTAACAGCCCTGACCACAAGCTGTCTGACTTTGTCGGCAAGAAGCTGAACATTAAGGACATCTCTATTGAGCGTGTCGAGAACATGAACGAAGAAACCGGCGAGATGGCTGCTAACGCTCGTGTGGTTCTCATTGACGAGAACGGCGAAAGCTACACCTGTGTTTCTTCTGGCATCTACTCCGCTATTAAAAAGCTGGTTGCCGTATTTGGTGAGCCTACTTGGGAACCCGCTCTGCCTGTTGAGGTTCAGAACCTTAGCACCAAGAAAGGCCGTAAGACCATGACTCTGAAAGCTATCTAATAGATAGTAAAATAATTAAGTAAAACAAAGCCCCTGTGTTAATCCCACCGCAGGGGCTAATTTTAACATTAGGAGGTTTATATGGATTTTACTGATGTGCTTAGTGCTTTATGGCAAGGCAATTATGTTGAATATAATATGCTTAAGAAATATCTTGGATTGCAATTCGCTGAATGTATGAAAAACCTTGAATTAGGTAGAATTGCTCGATGGTCTAAAAATGGAAACGGTCAAGATATAACAGTTATGTTTAGACATAAAGGGGCAGTCGGAGAGTATTGCCTTACAGAGCGAGGGCTTATAAACATTAAAGATATTTAAGGAGGGATATTTAATGATTAAGACCGGTATTGATATTAGCTATGCCAACAACACCTACTCCAAGATAGACTTTAAGCAGGTTAAAGCAGCAACCGACTTTTGTATCATTCGTGTGGGCTATCGTGGTTACGGTGACGGCACTCTTAAAGAGGATGGCTGGTGGAAGTATAACCTTAATGGATGCATCGAAAGAGGTATACCATTTGGTGTTTACTTCTTTACACAAGCAATCACAGAGGAAGAAGCCAAAGAGGAAGCCTTGTTCACTCTCGAAAGGCTTAGAGGGTTAGAAGTTGACTATCCTATTTATATAGACACAGAGGAGAGTGGCCACAGGCAGAACCTTGGCAGAGCAGATAACCTTGACCCTATCACACGCACAGCTTGCGTTAAAGCATTTTGTGAAACGATTGAGGAAGCAGGTTATTATGCTGGCATTTATTGTTCAGAAGCGTGGATGAATAACAAGCTGATAAAGGCCAACCTTAAAGCGCACGATTTTTGGATTGCCAACTGGAATAGAAAACCTGTTATACCATGCGGTATGTGGCAGTATGGCTCTAAGGGATTGTGTAATGGCATTAAGGGTTTTGTAGATGTGAACAAGAGCTTCAAAGATTATCCTGCCATTATGAAGAACAATAATCTTAACGGTTATACCGCTGGTGAGAATGTATGGCAAGTAACCATTTGGGGCTTGACTGATGAAGAATATGACGAGGTTTGTCAGTGGCTTAAAGAAAAAGATTTTCCTCACGATGATAAGAAAGTAAGGGAGGAATAAGTTATGGACGCCTTTTGGAAAGATGAAATTACACGATACCCATGGGGGGGGATTTTATAGACATAATATGCTCAAATTGTAAAAAATTCCCGCTTTATCGAGATGAACAAGAAGTGTATTCTCCTTACTGTCCTTGGTGCGGGTGTAAGATGATTAACGCAAAGGAGGAATAACCTATGGCTATATCCGAAGCCGAAAGAGCCAGACTTCAAAGCAAGATTAAAGAGCGAAACAAGATGGCACGATGGATTAATACAAACCTAAATCCTACTTCCAAGATAAGAACTATCAATCCTGCTGAAACTGTAAGAAAGCTAATGACACAGGACGATGCTGATTCGTTGGAGCGTTCCCTTGATGCTTTTATGGAAGCGCCAAGAGAGTTAAGTTATCGAAACAGAGCATCTTATTCCATGAATGAACAGGCAGAACTTATGATTCTCGGCAATGAAAGCGAACGCAGGGGCAGAGAAAAGATTGAAGAAGTTAAAGAGTGGATAAACGAAAAGGGTGTAACAATGGGTGGTAATGTATCTAATGTTGACCCGGTTCAATGGATGGATAAATTCAGCGAGAGAGTATACACCTACAAAGACCCTGAACGATTCCGCAGCCAGTACGATTATGATAAGTGGAAAGATAAGATGTACGATAAGGCTCTTAACCTTGATGAAATGAAACGGATGGAAGCCTACAAGAAAACATATCTTGAAACCTTTGAGCGAAATGTAGTTAAAGAAATTGACAAGGAGATTAAAGGTTCAGCGAGGAGAGAAGAAGCCAAAGATATTTTGAACGCTCTTAAACGGCTCTCCCCGGAGGAATTTCAGTACGCTTATTACACAGACCTGTTAGGTGATATTTCTTTTCTTTATCCTGACAAGACAACTGACGCAGAATATGGGGTTGCGATAGGAGTTAAAGATGTATTTGGTATTAGCTTCTGAAATACACAGCCGACTTTGAAACCACAACAGATAAAGAGGATTGCCGGGTGTGGGCATATGCTCTTTGCGAGATAGGGGGTGACTATGCTACTACGGTTGGGAGCTCTATTGACGATATGTTTGATAGAATATCCTCAGCCAATAACACACTGTACTTTCACAACCTCAAGTTTGATGGTGAGTTTATAATCTATTGGCTGTTTCGTAATGGTTACACCTTTGTTAAAGACGCTAAAGAGTTGGAGGAAAAGACTTTTACTACTCTTATTAGTAACATGAATGTGTTTTATACTATCACTATCTGCCACAAGAAAAGCGGGAGGAATAAAATCTGTACTAAGATAATAGATAGCTTAAAGATTATTCCATTTAGCGTAGAGGAAATAGCCAAGAGCTTCAAACTGCCTATTTCTAAACTTGAAATTGATTATAAGGCTAAGCGTGAGATTGGTCACATTTTAACAGAGCAGGAAACCGAATACATTAAGAACGATGTACGCATAGTTGCTATGGCTCTTAGCACGATGTTTGGTGAGGGGCTGACAAAGATTACTCAAGGCTCTAATGCTCTTGCAGACTATAAGAAAATCATGGGTGGAGAATTAAAGTTTAGATATAAGTTCCCCGCTATTAAGGCGGATGATGATGTGATTATTCGTAAGGCATACAGGGGAGGATTTACCTATTGTAACCCAAGATTCCAAGGAAAGAAGTTAGGGAAAATTTCTGTGTTCGATGTAAACAGCCTTTATCCATCGCAGATGCATAGCAGGCCTTTACCATATGATACACCTGTAAGGTTTGAGGGTAAGTATGAGAATAATCCTGTTTATCCTCTTTATGTTCAAAGACTTAGGTGTGAGTTTAAGGTTAAGAAAGGTATGCTCCCCACCATTCAGTTAAAGAACACTCTTGGGTTTATTCCTAACGAGTATATCACAGACACGAAAGGTGAAGATGTTATTCTTACTCTGACAAGCGTAGACCTTGAGCTGTTGTTCACGCACTATGATGTGTATGTGTATGAATATCTTGGCGGCTACATGTTCAAATCCAAAACAGGTATGTTCACAGAGTATATCGATAAGTGGATTAAGGTAAAGCAGGAAGCAACCATAGAGGGTAACGCAGGTATGCGTACACTTGCTAAGTTGATGCTCAACGCTCTCTACGGAAAGTTTGGATTAAAGATAAGCTGCCGTTCTAAGATACCGTACTACGAGGAAGATAAGGTTATCTATCGTGACGGTGAACCGGAGAAGCGTGAGCCTGTCTACATTCCGATGGCTTGCTACATCACAGCTTGGGCGAGGTACACCACCATCACAGCAGCACAGAAAGTATATGACAGATTCATCTATGCTGACACTGACAGCCTACATTTAATAGGCCATGAGATACCTGAAAATCTTGATGTTGACCCTGTTAAATTAGGCGCTTGGGATTATGAAATGCAAGCAGATGAAGCAGTATTTATAAGACAGAAAACCTACATGGAGCATCCCTGTGGAAAGAGCGCAGAGGAATTTAAGAAGAAAGACCCGGAGAAATATGCTGAAAGTAACGGTTGGAAAATTACTTGTGCAGGTATGCCGAAAGGCTGTTATAAATATGTAACCCCGGATAACTTTAAGATAGGTTCATCTTTTGCTGGTAAACTTATGCATGAGCGTGTCAGGGGTGGCGTAGTATTAACAGACAAAGAGTTCACTATTAAACCGAAATAAAATTTACCAATTATCGAACTTGATTTTTTATGGAAAAGTTGTATAATATAATTAGGAGCAGGGGTGGTGTATGAGTACCAGTGCCGGACAGCAATCGGGTGAAACCGACCGGTGCGGTTGGGTTTGCTACCTTGCTTATGCACTCCCTGTTTCCACCATAAGAAAGGAACAGTTATGTATTATAATATAGATAGTGCCTTATCATACAACGCCCTATTTACAATGATAATGGGTGGCCGTGGTATTGGTAAAACTTATTCTGCAAAGAAAAGAGCCATTAAGAATTTCTTGGCTAAAGGTGACCAGTTCGTATACCTGCGCCGGTATAAGACAGAGTTAAAGAAGTCTGTACCAACATTCTTTGCAGATGTTGCTAAAGAATTTCCTGACCATCAGTTTAAGGCTACGGCAAAAGGGCTTTATATTGATGAACAGCTTGCAGGGTTCTGCATGACACTCTCCACACAGATTGTAGAGAAGTCAACAGCTTATCCCGGCGTTACACTAATCATCTTTGAGGAATTTCTTATTGACCCATCTTCCTCTTATCACTATTTAAGGAATGAGGTTGAAACTTTCCTTGAAGCGTACTCCACCGTAGCAAGAGATAGAGATGTAAGAGCTGTATTTCTTGCTAATAATGTTTCCCTTTATAATCCCTACTTTCTCTATTTTGGCTTACAGCTTATTGGAGAACAGACGGTTGCTAAAGCTAAGGGTGGGGATGTTATTCTTCTTAAAGTAAGCAGCGAAGAATTTGCTAATCATATGGCGCAGACAAGGTTTGGCAAAATTATAGCAGGAACTTCTTACGGTGAATATGCAATAGGTAATGTAGCCCTTAGAGATTCTAATGAGTTCTTAGAAAGAAAACAAGGTACAGCTTACTATTACTTTGGGTTCTTCTTTAATGGAGAATTTTACGGAGTATGGCGAGATGATAAGGTTGGGCTGATGTATTGTTCAGAAGATTATGACCCATCTTATCCGTTAAAGTACACATTGAGCATGGCAGACCACACACCAAATACGCTTATGGTTAAGTCAGTTCGCAACCAACCTGTATGGCGGTTAGCCACTGTCCTTTTTCAACAAGGAAAAATGAGGTTTGAAACTGGCAAGGCCAAGGCTGCATGGGTGGGAGTTATGAAAATGCTTAATGAGATAAAGGTTTAAGGAGGTATAAGTTATGGATTGGCCTCAATTGACAAGTCTAATTTCCAACATTGGCTTCCCGGCTGTTGTCTGTATTCTGCTGTTGAAAAACAATCAGGAGCAGGCTAATGTCATTAGGGATAACACGAAAGTGATGCAATCCCTTGCTGACAAAATTGACTGCATTCTACACAAAGGGGAGGTGAATGATAATGCCGAGACTTACTCCGGATGAGCATGAAGCTTATATGCATACCATTATGGATATGTATGAGAATCCTGACGATGGCGCTGAAATGATTACACGGCTGCGTGATGATTATAATGCAAGCATGGAAGTCATTGAGGGCGTACCGCAGGCAGAGTACGATGAACTGAACGGCAGGTATAATACCCTGCGTGAGCAGTACATTAACAGATTCTTTGGTGGCAACGCTGACCTTATGGAAGCTAAGGATAAACAGAGCGAGGACATTAAAGATGATGAAGCAGGTAAACAGCTTACCTATGAAGAAGTAGCTGAATCTTACACTGGAAAGGATGAATAATTATGGCAAATGGTGTTAATGTTCTGAATGTAATTCGTCAGAACGCTACTGCTGTATATCAGGATAGAATCCCTGAAGCTACCGCAGAGAATCTACATGAAGTTGGTGATGCTATTCTCACCTACGAAGCACAGGCTAACGAGTTCGTTAATGCACTGGTTAATCGTATCGGCCTTGTTATCCTGAACAACCGTATGGCAACTAACCCTCTTGCTGCACTGAAAAAGGGCAGACTGGCGGTTGGTGAAACCATTGAGGAAATCTACATCGATGTTATCAAGGCGCAGACCTATGACCCCAGAGCTGCACAGGACACTCTGTTTAAGCGTCACCTACCCAATGTATCCTCTGTATTCCACAGCGTTGATAGCCAGCTTAATTACCCTCTGACTATCTCCAATGAGCAGCTCCGCAAGGCTTTCCTGTCTTATGATAGTCTTGACCGGTTCATCGCTGGGCTGGTTGATTCTATGTATAAGTCTGCTACACTGGATGAGTTCATTCAGATGAAGCAGCTTATCAGTGAGTGGAACGAGAACAGTCGATTTATCGTTGAGCCTATCACCGCTGTTACTGATGCTGCTTCTGCTCGTGAAGCTATGATTAAGATTAAGGCTGTGTCTGACGGCATGACCATCTTTAACAATCAGATGAACTACGCTGGTGTTTGGACTTCCACTCCCAAGGATGAACAGTACCTTATCACCACTCCCGACTTTAATGCCCGGATGGATGTTGATGTGCTGGCTGCTGCGTTCCATATGGATAAGGCAGAGTTCGCTGGTCATGTTATCGTGGTAGATAATATCGGCGACCTTGGTGATGATGGTATCGAAGCCATCCTTGTGGATAAGAACTGGTATCAGGTTTACGATTATCTGCGTACCTTTAAGACTGCCTATAACGGCGAGGGTCTGTACTGGAATTACTTCTATCATGTGTGGATGGTATATTCCCTCTCTCCGTTTGCTAATGCTGTTGCTTTTGGTACTGCTGCTCCTACCGTAACCGCTCTTACCGTTACTCCCACCGCAGCCACTGTTAAGGCTGGCGGCACTGTTCAGATTACCACTACTGTTACCGGTACTGGCGACCCCACTTCCAAGTGTACCTTTACTCTCGCTGGCAACACTGACCCTGAAACTGTTGTTAGCACCATGGGTAAGGTTATCCTTGGCAGCAAAGAGGTTGGTTCTCTTGGTACTTCTAATAATCAGATTACCGTTACTGCTACTTCCGTTCAGGACACCACCAAAACTGCTACCTGCACTATCACTGTTGGTTAATCTTATGGTGGGGTGGGCTAACCACCTGCCCCACCTAATTCTTTAAGGAGGGATAAAATGGTAACACCTAATACGATAGTAAAACTGTATAGTGGTATTCCCTGTGACCCTACCTATCAGAATGTTCTCCAATGGGATAGTGTGACAGAACAGAATCAGTTCTTTGCTAATCAAGTGCCTGTTGCTACTTACACTGACTTTCAGTTTATTGACGGAACGAGAGAGCTGCGTATTAAGCGTCAGATGGAGAATTGCTATCACATTAACTATGTGGCTTATCAAAACCATCGGTACGGTAATAAGTGGTTTTACGCTTTTGTTAATGATATGCGCTATCTTTCTCCTGAAAGTACAGCCCTTATCTTGGATGAGGATGTGTGGGCAAGCTGGCAGTTTGACCTTACTTTTAATAAGAGTTTTGTTGAGCGGGAAACGGTGAGTAATGATGCCGTGGGTGCGCATACTCTTGATGAGGGGCTTGAAACAGGTGACTATGTAACAACTGCTCATTCCTACACTTTATTCAAGCCAGAGGATATGCGAGTAATTATTGCCATGACTGGAATACCCGATTATATTAAACAAGAATTAGGTGAGGGAGTTGTGGCTCAAATACAAGCCCCATCTATTGTTAGAGGAATTGCATTTCCTGTATACTGGATTGAGTGCGGTAGGGCTAATAATGCTTCTTCTATGACGGCTGCTCAAGCAATTATAGACGCATATACTAAAGCTGCACAACTTGATGCTATCGTTGGAGTTTTTACTGTAACAAAGGTGGGGGATAATTACGCCACGATTGAGAGCCTTGGCGCATATCCCGCAAGGACACTATCTATTGTGCCGAGAAACAATAAGTTGTACTGTTATCCCTATTGTGCCTTGAACATCATATCTTCAAGCGGTGATGCAAAAACTTTTAGATATGAACGAATAGCAACCGGGGGTGCAACAGGATTCTTTAAGATAACTCATCCCTTTGGTATGCGTCCAACACTTTCCGCTACAATGGAAAATTACGCTGGAAATAATATTGACATTCAAGACCAAGTATCTTTAACCGGTTTTCCTGTGCTGCCATGGGTTAATAATGGGTATCAGGACTGGCTGGCAAAGCATAAGTACAGCATGGCCACAGAGTTCGGAACAGGTCTTGCTACTTTAGCTGTTGGTGGATTGACAGGTAACCCTCTTGCTATTGCTGGTGGTATATCTGCCACTCTCGGTTCTCTGTCTAAGGTTGCACAAGCTGAACACCTGCCTAACAACTTGAATGGCACAATAGAAAGCAGCGATGCAAATGCCATTAGCGGTAAGAGCGGATTCTATGCAAACTGTGTAGCAATTAGAGCAGAGTACGCAAGGATAATTGACAACTTCTTTAGTCAATACGGTTATAAGGTATCTCTCTTAAAGGATATTGAACTGCACAACCGACAGAACTGGGACTTTGTTCAAACCATTGGATGCAATGTTGTCGGTGAGTGCCCTGCTCAAGTTATTGAATCTGTTAAAAAGATGTTTGATGCTGGTGTAACCCTTTGGCATAACGGTACATTCAATTACGGAACACTCTCTAACCCCATCATCACTTCTTGAAAGGAGGTAAAGCATGGGAAAGAATAAACCTTTTATTCCTCTAAAGAATGAAAGCAACTCGGCACTATTCTCCAACTCCATCCTTGATTCCCTTTATCGTGGTAGACTGCATGAGCTGGCTATGGCACGATTCAAGTGGGAGAATCTTCCCCCGGAGATTGACGAACGGTTCTTGGAAATGACCCTTAACGAATATGCCATGGGCGCTTTCTTCTTTGATGATGTTGCACAGCGTTATGTATTCCTACCGGCTATGATTAACGGTGACTACAATATCTATAATGACCCCATTCAATACAGGGTGTGGGCTATCAATGGGTATCAGCAGGAGCTTACTATGGAAAACTCGGTCATAGTTTACAATAATATGATTAAATCTCCCACATTCCCTTGGCTGGACTACTACGCTGAACAGCTCTATGATATTGACCAAGCAAGACGAGTTAATGTTCTTGCGCAGAAAACCCCGGTGCTGTTTAAGGGTACGGATAAGCAAAGGCTTACTCTTAAAAACATTTGGTTGAAGTATGCAGGAAATGAGCCGTTTATGATGGTTGATGAAAGCGTGGATAAGGATAGCTTTACAGTTCTCAAAACTGATGCTCCTTGGTTGGGTGAAGAACTTACGCAAATGCGCCGTCACATTATGGGTGAGATTATGATTTACCTTGGCTATGAAACGCAGGAAGCTACACAGAAAAGTGAGCGTGTTCTTGCGGGTGAGGTTAGAGCAGCGCAGAGTGAAAGCATGAGTTATAGATATAGCCCTCTACTCATGCGCAGACAGGCGGCTGAAAAAATCAACAATATGTTCGGCCTTAACCTTGAGGTCAACTTCCGTCAGCCCACATCTACGCTGGTTGATATGGATGACCCATTCACGCAGTATCAGATGGAAACCTTAAAATCTACGCAGAGTTTTACGACAGAGCCGTTTAATGCGGAGAAAGAGGGTGAGGGTAATGAGTAAATACACAACCGAACTGCGGTACATTATCGAAAGCGGGTATAAGCTCAATGCCCTTACCTCTTATCCTATCTTTGACGAGAATTACCGTTCTGTGCTGAATCAGTATATCCTTAACCACTTTTGGATGCGAGAGATAGGTTTTGAAACTGCTGGTGAATTTGACCTTTATCTCGGCAACACGCTTAACGAGATTATGCCATATTATAATGGTATGTTCAAAATGGCTATGAGTGAAATAGACCCTCTCACAAACTATAAGTATAAGGAAACGCTGGATAAGTCTGATGTGGGTACTACAAGTTCCAACTCTAATACTAACGGTAACAGCAAATCGGTTGAAAGCACCCCTGCTGATGGCCTAGTGCAGATGAACGAGATAGAGAACAATGTGTACGCCTCTTCTGCTACGCTTAACAACAATACGGTTAATGCTAACGGTAGTGTGGATAGCAAGACTGAAACGGATTATGTTAAGCTGGTCAGCGGTTATAATGGAGTCAGTGTAGGCAAACTGTATGACGAATATCGTAGATATGTGGTCAGCGTTGTGCATTTGCTGATGAACGATAAAGACCTAAATCAATGTTTCTTGGGGGTGTATTAAATGATTACTCCATTGCCCTATTGGAACTTTAACCCTGTGCTGCCTACGGTTTTTGATGATAGCTTGTCGTACCTTGAAATGGTAAGCAAGCTGTATAAGAAGCTGGAGGAAACAATCGCAGAGGTTAATGCAATCGACCAAGAAGCTATCCAGCAAGCCCTTGACGATATGCGCAACGAAATTGCAAAATTTGAAGCGCAGGTGCAGGAGCAGTACAATAGGCTGGATGGCAAATATCAGGAGCTTTACAACGAGCTTAATGACAGTATCATTGACCTTGCTGATACCACCGCTGCTTCACTTGAGGAGATGGACGCGAAGATTCATAACCTTGGCGAAAGCCTTAAGGATATTATGGATTTTAAAATCAGCGAAAACAATGAGTATATTTTCGAGAGTATCGCTTCTGAAATAATCGGCATTAAGGTGCTTAACTATTTTACTGGTGAAAAGGTAACAGTTCAGGAGATGTTTGACTATCTTGCGCAGCTCCACGCTACGGATGGTATTACGGTTACTGAACTTATCACTCGTCAGAAAACTGTTGATGCTCTTATTGCTCTCAAGTTCACATACAGCCAGCTTGCCATGAATGGTAAGAATATCATTGTCTAAGGAGGTAATGTATTATGACTAATACACCTAATTATCAGCTTAAAAAGGTTGAGGGTACTGACCTCTTTAACCCGCTCACTCAAATTAATCCTAACTGGGACGAGATTGACGAAGCTATGAAAGCCAATCAGGGCGCAGGAGTTGCCAGTGCTACACACAACAAGTCAGGCACTCTCCACGCTATTGTTCGTGCCACCGCTGGTGTTCCTGTTCTGCGCTTTACCGCTACTGGTGACTTCCGTACTGGTGATACCTTTACGGTTGATGGGCAGAATGTTACCGCAAGACTGCCTGACGGTACTTCCCTGCCGGATTATGCGTTCAGAATTAACTCTAACATCATCGCTATTCAGGCTGGTGGTGTGCTGACTATTGTCACCAACGGTGCAAGCGTTGACCTTGCGGGTTATATGGAAACCTCTGACTATGTGGGTTCCGGTGCTACTGGTAAGGTTCACGCTGCGGAGGTTGCGGATGCTGCGACAAGTGCAACAAGTGCTAACAATGCTGCTAATCTGAATGGTCAGCCTGCGAACTATTATGCTGCACAGTCTGCACTGGCTCCTATGATTCAGAATGTAACGGCAATTCAGGTGGTGAGTGCGCTGCCCACTAATCCTGTTGCCACTACTCTCTATTTGGTAACGGAGTCTTAAATAAGATTAAGGGATGGCGGGTGGGAACATGGAGGATAAGCATATGATTGACAACATTATTAAAGCAAAAGAACTGTTGGAAAATGCAAGATGCCTTTCTATATTGCATGAGTGTGACCGGGGGATGGTTAGCCCTGCGGAAGCGCATATGTATTTTGCTATCAGGGATGCGCTGAAGTTGTTGGAGCAGGAGGTAAGAGTATGAAGTGTCCGTATAGAATGAATGAA